AACTGGTAAGATATTTGGTCGCTTAGTAATTGAGGACGTAAACTACAAACTTAATTACTCATTATCTGATCTTCTACTTATCCAGGAACCAGGTAAAGTAAACGATACAAATGATTACATTATTGAAAGCACTTTAGAATCAGATGCTATTTCAGCTGTTATTAAAGCTAAAAACGCACTACAAAGTGATAATGTAAACTTTACTATCACTACAAACTTTGATGGTGATCAAGTATTAACAATGGTGTTCGGTGATAACTCAAACCACACACATAAGGTTGAGTATATCGTGCCTGACACGGTTGTAACGGGCGATCACTTCAATTTCAATATCCCATTCAACTCTGAGATGATCCGCGTTATATTCGCGAATAATAAAGATGCGAATAAAGCTCACATGAGTTTGAACGTACAAGGGTTACTTAAACTTGTATTTGAAGGAGATAATTGGAAAAGTACTTACTATATTGTAAGAAAAGCAGATCAATAATATTTATTATAGACATAAAATTGTAGCTAGGGCACAAAGTTATGTTAAGTTTAACCCGCTGATCTTAGGACAGCACAAATTTAAAATGATATGAGTACATTAATTTTTGAGAGACACGTCTCACCATTTGATCTCTTATTTAGAGATTTTTTTAAGTCTGAACTAGACTTCCAACCGGCTGGTGAAGCCAAAATTTCACACCCTGTAGACATTTTTGAAACCAAACATGGACTTCATTTTGAGGTTGCCTGTACTGGTCTTTCTAAGTCTGATGTTGAATTAAACATCGAAGGGGATATTCTTAAAATTAGTTATAATAAAGACCCAGAGCAATATGAGGACCGTCGTTATATCCACCAAGGTGTAGCTAAACGTTCTTTTAATTTAGGTTATAAAATTGCCTCTAAATTTGATCTTTCAAAAGCAGAAGCGATGATGGAGAATGGTTTATTAGCAATTCGAATTCCATTTGCTGATGAAGCAAAACCAAAGGTTTTAAAAATAAAGTAAAGTTATTGACTAAAAACGTGCCCTAGCGCAATTTTGGTCGTATATTCACGTTATAATTAAATAAATGTTATGCGAAAAACAAAGGAATCAAAGCAGTACACCCGTTACATCAAGGATCCACTAATTGAACCCTATTACATTCAATTAGATGACTACTGCTATGCAGTTCAAAAAGGTATTACCGCCGAAGAAAGTGGTAAGGAATATCAACAAACTCTTGGATACTATAAAAATCTAGGCTCAGCACTTGATGCTATTGCTAAAGATGAAGCTATGAAAATTAGTTATGATACAATCCAAGATTATATCAACAATTATAATCAAATCGTTAACCGTTTAAGTCAAGTTATTAAAATATGATTGAAGCTCTATTTAATGCTGTTATTGTACAGCCGATCGAACTAGAAGAAACAACCTTTGGCAACATCGTTGTTCCTGATCTAGGAAATGAAAAAAATAAAACAGGTAAAGTAATTTCAGTAGGACCAGGTGTTCTATCTTATGATGGTACTTTTCTCCCTACTGTTTTAAAACCGGATGATGTAGTAGTTCTCCCTACTATGACTTTTACTCGCTTTGAGTATAAAGGAGTCGAATATTTAATTGGTCGTGAAAACGATATTTTAGCTAAAATTGTACAAGAATGAGTAAAATAATTGAATTTGGTCCTGAAGCACGTAAACAACTAGTTTCAGGCATTGATAAACTAGCAGATGCTGTAGTAGCAACTCTTGGCCCTAATGGTCGTAACGTAGTAATCGTTAACGAGATGGGTCAGGTACAGTCAACCAAGGATGGTGTAACTGTAGCTAAATCCATTTCTCTATCAGATAATGTAGAAGAAGTAGGTGTTAAAATGGTAAAACAAGCAGCTATTAAAACTGCAGATGTAGCAGGTGATGGTACTACTACTTCTACCTTGCTAGCGCGTGAAATGGTTAAAGCTGGTCTAAACCATTTGAATAACGATGCTAACGCGGTTGAAATCAAACGCGGTATAGATGTTGCTGTTAAACAAGTAACTGATGCTATCCGCCATCAGATTAAAGAAGATATTTCAAACGAAGAACAACTTGAACAAATTGCTACTATTTCAGCTAATAACGATGCTGAAATAGGTAAGTTAATTTCAACTGCTCTAAATAAAGTAGGACGCGAAGGAGTTGTTTCAATTGAAGAATCTAAATCAGGTGATACTTACCTTGAAACAGTAGAAGGTATGCAGTTTGATCGTGGTTATAAGTCACACTACTTTGTAACTGACAACTCAACAATGTCTACTTATCTTGAGAATCCGTTTATCCTTATTGCTGATAAGCGTTTTACAACTGTAAAAGATTTACTTCCTATTTTAGAGGGAGTATCTAACCAAAATCGTCCACTATTAATTATTGCTGAAGACGTTGAAGGTGAAGCACTCGCTACACTTATCGTTAACAAAGCACGAGGTACTATTAAAGTTGCTGCTGTTAAAGCTCCTGACTTTGGTGACCGCCGTAAATTGATCTTGGACGATATTGCAATTCTAACAGGAGGTCAGGTATTTAGCACCGACAAGGGCATGCGACTTGACAAATTCAGTTGGGATTGGTTTGGTTCGGCCCGTAGTGTAACAATAACAAAAGATCAAACAACCATTATAGATGGAAGAGGAGAATCTGAGTCAATACAAGCACGTATTGAAGAGCTTCAACAGCAAATCGAAAAAGCAAAGACCCCTTTCGAACAAGAAAAACTTCAAGAAAGGCTCGCGAAATTCGTCGGAGGAGTAGCTATAGTTCATGTTGGTGGAAACACTGAAACAGAAGTTAAAGAAAAGAAAGACCGCGTAGAGGATGCTCTTTACGCAACTAAAGCCGCTATTGAAGAGGGCATCGTCCCAGGTGGTGGTGCTGCTCTAATTTATGCTAGAGAGGCAATCGATCGCTCAAATATTGGAGCTGAGATTGTGTGGAAAGCTTGTGGTAAACCATTTGAACAAATTCTTGTAAACGCTGGATTCAGCTCTACAGAAGCACAAATGGTAGGTCTACAACTTGATCTAACTAATACTTGGTTAGGATACAACATCAAAGAAGAAACAGTTGTAAACATGAAAGAAGCAGGTATTATTGATCCAGCTAAAGTAACCCGAACTGCACTTGAAAACGCAGCTTCAGTAGCAGGAACAGTACTACTTACAGAATGTGTTGTAGTTGACAGTCCAGAGGATAAAAAAGACGATCCAATGGCTGGGATGGGAGGTATGTTCTAATGGATACCCAACAAGTAGAAAAAAACATTCAAATCGCTGAGCGAGTTCCACCTGGTGACAGGTGGAAACTCCTCAACGGTGAGAAAGTTTATGAGTCATTGACTGAAACACTTAATGCTTGGTACCAACAAGCAACTATTAAACCACAAGCATTTAGACTTGAACCTCTAAAGGGAAAGTTGTATATTATTACAACACAAGAAATAGAAATTCCAAAACCTGAACCTAAGAAATACGATTTGTATGGTGACTTCGAATAAAGAACATACTTTGTTTGTTGAAAAATACCGCAGTAAAACTCTAGAAGATTACGTAGGTAACGAACAAATTAAAAATACCATATCGAAGTATATAGAACAAAACGACATACAAAATCTTATATTCTATGGAAGCCCAGGAACTGGAAAAACTACTCTTGCTAAGCTTATCGTTAGAAATATTGATTGTGATTATCTTTACATTAATGCTTCGGATGAGAGAGGAATTGAAACAATCAGGGATAAAGTGCAAGGTTTTGCTAGTTCCGCTTCCTTCAAGCCTCTTAAAGTTGTTATCTTGGATGAAGCAGATTTCCTTACTATTCAAGCGCAAGCGTCCTTAAGAAACGTTATTGAAACATTTTCACGTAGTACTCGTTTTATTTTAACTTGTAACTATATTGAGCGTATTATTGATCCTCTCCAATCACGTTGTCAGGTACTTAAGATTGTACCTCCTTCAATGAAGGATGTAGCTATCCATATATCAAACATTTTAGATAAAGAAGAGATTAAATGGGAATACGAAACATTAGGCCCTATTGTTAAACAATATTACCCAGACATTCGTAAAATCCTAGGTACTGCTCAATTATCTACCATTGATAATAAAATAGTACTTGATAAGTCAATACTTGTATCAAACAATTATATTGAGCAAGTTATAAACGAGCTTAAAACCGGTAAAAACTGGAGAACTATTCGCCAGATAGTTGCTGATTCTAACATTAATGATTATGATGAATTATTTAAAGCACTTTACGAGAACGCTTCAGCATATGCTGGAGGGAACGAGGGCATGATAACAATTATTATTGAAGAATATCAATACCACTCTAACTTTAGAATTGATAAAGAAATCAATATTATGGCTTGTATAGCCAAAATCATCACAGTTCTATGAACTACCAAATCTTAACTATGGGAGATCGTTCTTTTAAGTTAATTAGAACTTTAAGAGAACGACCTAACTTAGATGTAGATTTGTTAAAAGAGCACTGGCATTGCGATTCAGTACTTAAAAAAGATGGAGTATTTTATTTTTGTAGAGAAATAGAAGATATCAAATTTGAGAACGTTCCTTAAATACACTATTACTTGGATATCAGGTAATTTATCCATACCTTTCTGGATGGTAGGACATGTCCATTTGACGATGAATATCTATGAAGACATTTATGAAATATTAGCTTCATTTGGAATGAATACTATAGTAGCACTCGGCTTCTATATTGATTGGATTAAACACAAAAAAGAAAACTCATGAATCAGAACCAAGATCTTAAACTAAACATTGATCTTAAAAACACAGAAAAAGTAGTTACTCCCGATGGTAATTATGTAGTTGCTGAAGGTCTTATCTTGCGTAAAGCATCACGCTTTGCTGTAGGTACTGCACAAGATGCACTTATTCCTATTCCTGTATTTTACGATGTTAAAACAGGTGCAATTCTAAAAGAAACTCTACCAGGTGACATCAAAGACGACTACGAAGACGCTATTTGATTGGCTGGAAGAAATAACAGTCAAAAAGACTCCTTCGGTTAACTTTACCGAAGAGTCATGGGATTCATTTAATTCTTATATGGTTCATAGATATTTATCGATGGATATAAATTACGTAGAACTCGTAAATTATGTCCAAAAGATAAGCCCACAGAATAAGAAACAGATTTATACCATTTATCGAGAAATGATCCCAAAGAAAAAAGTTTGGCTAAAGTATGTCAAACCGAGTAAAAAACAAAGACCACAACATGTTGCTGAATATATAGCAAAATATTATGAATGCAGTTTAGGTGAAGCCGATCACTACATTGATATAATCCGAGAACCGGGTGTTCGAAATATTTTGTGGGAAATGGGAATCGAACAAAAAGAACTAGATAAACTAGTAAAAACTATATAAATGGATTCTTTTAATTGGGGTACTTCTCCAGAATGGTTTCAAACTATTATTACTAAAGAAATATTTCAAGAACGAATTTATGAAAAGTTTTTTGAAGTAGAAGAAGGTGATACAGTTTTAGATGTAGGAGCTAGTATAGGCCCATTTGCTTATTCAATTCTACATAAGAATCCAAAACACATTTTTTGCATTGAACCTAGCTTTGATGAGTTTCCTACTTTAGCTTGGAATACTAGATATGGGAACGTAACTTGTATTAATAAAGGGATTTCAAAAATTGATGATAAGGTTACAAGTCTTACCGTATATGGTTCTGAAGGTAATGCTACTGAAATTTATGGAATTTCTTTTAAAAATTTTATAGATTTGTATAATATTAAACAAATTGATTTTCTTAAAACAGATTGTGAAGAAGGAGAATATGATATATTCACCCCAGAAAATTTAGTTTGGATTAAACAAAATGTAAAAAAAATAGTAGGTGAATGGCATTTAGGTAATCCTGAAAGTAAACAAAAATTTAAAGAATTTAGAGACGTTTATTTAAGAGTATTTCCTAAACATGAAATCTGCGCAGTAAATGGAGTTGATATAAAATGGGAGTTATGGACTGACCGTTTTATTGAATACTACGAACAAGTTATAATTTATATTGATAATAGATAAAATGGAAGAACAAATTGGTTATGGGAATAGTAAAGCAGTTACAGATTTCGAACAAAAGTACCCTGAACTAGCACACGAATTTCAACAAGTTCAAAAAGAACAATACGAATTGTTTGCTGCTAAAATGATGGATTATGGTCTTCAAAACATTGCTTTAGGTTCTACTCTAGAAAAACAAGAAGATATTAGCCTATCTATTACAGGCATTTGGCTTCGTTGTAACGATAAAATCAATCGTTTAAAAAATATGCTTCAACGTAATGGAAAAAATTATGTAGCTGGAGAAGCAATGATTGATAGTTTTATTGATATTTCTAACTACGGAATTATTGCTCAATTAGTAATGAGAGGTAAATGGAAATAACCAAAAATATTTCAGTATTAATTCCTAGCAGAAATAGACCTC